ATCCCACAGATAAGAAAGGACGGTGAGCTTTGTGAAAGTGTCTTGGAGTTGGCTGATAAAGAGCCTAGCATTACTATTTTGGACGGTCTGTCTGTTCTTACTCATAGAATTGGTTTACTCAAAGGAATGTTGGTATCCCAACGTGACGGATACGTACAGGCCACTGTCGCAGGTTTTACGAACACACTACGATTTAGACATGCGAAACCTTTGGTAAACTTACCTTCTGTCGATAGACCACTTGGTAAAGAAATCAGGAGTTGTCTAACATCCCCTGATGGTTATGTGTTGTGTGGTGCGGATATGACATCCCTAGAGGATACAACAAAGCGCCATTACATGAAGCCACACGACCCAGATTATGTTGCAGAAATGAGTAAGGAAGGGTTTGATCCTCACCTTGACTTGGCTAAACATGCTGGTGTTGTTACGCAAGACGATATAGACAAACATAATTCTGGTGAACGTAGCCTAAAAGCCCTACGTAAAAACTACAAGGTGGTAAACTACTCTGCCACATATGGCGTAGGAGCGCCTAAGCTGGCGCGTGAGACAGGTATGAGTAAGAAGGATGCCCAGAAGCTACTAGATGCCTTTTGGTCACGTAACTGGTCAATAGAGAAGGTTTCAAGCGAATTACGTGTAAGAGAAGTTCTTGGCGGTATGTGGGTGCAGAACCCTGTATCAAAAATGTGGTACTCTTTACGTTCTGATAAAGACAAATTCAGCACACTCAATCAAGGCACAGGAGTTTGGTGCTTTGATAATTGGGTCGCTCAATGTCAGGCGTTTGGATTAGACATCATTGGACAGTTCCACGATGAAATCATAGCACTTGTAGACGAAAGGTATGTAGAATCAATCAAATACAGACTAGAGGAGACTATTCGTAAAGTAAACGACAAGCTAAAACTGAACGTAGAATTAGGTATTGACGCACAGTTCGGGAAAAATTATGCAGAAATTCACTGATTCTGTGTCTAAGATCCTAAAAAAAGCACTTATATATATGTACCGACTCTAAAAAGGAGAGACAACTTGACTAAATACACTATGGACATGGTTCTTGAGTATGCAAAAGTTTTCCCTGAGAACGCCGACTTCGGTAATCCTGATGGACCTAGAGCAGCCCAAGCCATTTATCAGAAGGGTGGTCAGTATGCAGTCAACGCATACTTTACAGACCAGTCACAAATTGACCAACTGCTTAAAGAAGGTTTAGACCCGAAACCAATGAACAATGATCGTATCCTTGAGGGTAACTCAGAATATGGTATTGGTAAGTTTATGCGTCTGAAACGTGCAATCAAAGACGTAAAGACCTTCACTGATCGTAAGACAGGAGAAGAGACAGAGGTAGACTTTGGTGGTGCGCCAAATATAGTCAGCCTTCTACAAGGACGTGATGCACGTCGATACTGGAACTTTGAGGAAGATGGACCATTAGGTAATGGCACGAAAGCTAAGGTACAGTTTGAAACATATTCAAATGGTGCTGGCTTACGTTTACTTAATGTAGGTGTTACTGAGCATGTCGCCTATGAGCCTGAGAATAAAATCTCAGAAGACGATGAATTGTTTATGGTAGGATGACATGAAAGTACAGATCACCTTTCAATCAGAATCTAAAGACGATGGGTTCACGGGCAAAACAAGTATCGAAAGAGAAGACGTAGAAACTTTAAACGATCTAGCTTGGCTTTACTCTGAGGCAACTCAAGCAGCAGGATTTACATATGTGAAGTCTGTAGCCTTTGAGAAAGACGATGGAGAGATGGTCTGGAGTGACATCTGATGTCTGGCAAGGTGCTTATAGATGGTGACATCATCGCCTACAGAGCAGCCTTCGCCACAGAGGACCAACCACAACAAGAAGCTATAGAGAAAGTAGACTCCTTAATCGAATACGTGTTAGATGAAACTGCACTCCCCTTCGCTGGTAAAGATGACTATGAAGTTTTTCTTACTGGCAAGGGGAACTTTCGATATGATCTAGCAACTACAGCTATCTATAAAGGTAATAGGTCCAAAAGAGAAAAGCCCCGTCACCTCACTGCTACACGAAACCATCTTGTTGATGAACATGACGCTATCGTAAGTGAGAATGAAGAGGCTGATGATCTTATAGGCAAGGCAGTAACGAAATATGGCCCATCTAGTATTGTTGCTTCCATCGACAAAGACATGCTACAGTTGGCCTGTCAACATTTCAACTTAACTAGAGGAACACTTACCACAGTATCTGACTTCGATGGCTTGAAGTTCTTTTACTCTCAGATCTTATCTGGTGATAATGCTGATAATATTTTAGGTCTATACAAAGTAGGACCAGCAACAGCAAACAAGATGTTAAAAGATTGCGAGACAGAGGAAGAGTTGTTTGAAGAATGTGTCAAGGCATATGATGGGGATGTAGATAGGGTGATAGAGAACGCAAGGCTCCTGTGGTTAAGAAGAGAGGAAGGTCAAATATGGGAACCGCCAGTTCAAGTAAAGCAAAAGGGAGACTAGGACAACAGGAAGTTAGGGACGCTATACTTAAACGCTTCCCCAACCTTGAGCCAGATGATGTTAGGTCTACAGCTATGGGGCAGAACGGGGAAGACATACAACTTAGTCCAAAGGCACGTAAGTATTTACCAGTTACAATAGAAGTAAAAAGACGTAAGAACTTACAGACAGTGTATGATTGGATGGAACAAGCTCGGCAGGGTTTTTATGATCCTGTCGTATTTTTTCGGGGAGATCGTAAGGAATGGCTTGCAATCGTACCTATGGAAGACTATCTACATCTTATGAAACAAAGGGGAAAGAAATGACACAACAAGAACTCTTTAAAATATGGGGTGTAGTGCATGGGCCTTGGGATGATGGTGAGCATGTATGGCTTACCTGCAAGGTAGAGCATGAGGGTAAGATGGTAAGTCAACCACAGGACATCCCTTATCCAGATTTTAATGCAGCATACAAAGATTTAAAACACTTCGACACTAGCATTGAGCCAATAGTGAAATCAGTAGACCTCTCATGGATGTATGATGCTTGATTACAGGAGCAAGGGCATGGGTAAACGTAGTAATTATGAGAGAAGGCCACGGGATTTTTACCCCACTCCCATAGCCGCCGTAGAGCCTCTCATACCACACTTACCCTACACGTTTGAATACATCGAACCCTGTGCTGGTGATGGCAGATTAATCGACCACATAGACGAACTCACAGGTGGTGCTGGCACTCTTCTTGTTGCTACCGACATAGAACCAAGACGAAGTGATATTCTACCTGCAAATGCTCTGCAGTTAGAGGTTGATCAATATGACCCAGAAACCTACATCATAACAAATCCACCTTGGGATAGGACAATCTTACACCCCCTGATAGAAAAATTTATGCAGACTTGTAAGACTTGGTTGCTGTTTGATGCAGATTGGATGCACACAAAGCAGTCTGCTATTTACATGACATACTGTAAGAAAGTGGTTAGCGTAGGTAGAGTAAAGTGGATAGAGGGAAGCAAGGGACAAGGGAAAGATAACTGTTGTTGGTACTTGTTCGATATTGAGCAAGAGGGGCCAACAGAGTTTTATGGAAGAGTTGTAGAGGACATAACATGATTAACGAAACAGATATCAGGGATATGCAAGAAGACCTTGAGGGCTACACAAATTTTGTAGAGAGTATGATAATGACCAGAGGTAAAGATCGTCTGGTAGAGAATACTTTAGGTCTTGTAGGTGAAGCTGGTGAGGTTGCAGAGAAGATTAAGAAGACGTTTAGAGACAGTACAGCGTATTCCCACCAAGAGATATTACAGGAATTAGGGGATGTTCTGTTTTACGTTACAGCATTGGCTAATCTGCATAATGCAAACTTACGTAAGGTAATGGACTTAAACATGCTGAAGCTAAACAGCAGAAAGCAACGAAATAAACTACATGGATCGGGTGACAACAGATGAAATGGGCATGGAGATATTGGAAATATTTAAGAACTTGGCGTTTACATAGGGAAACAATCAAGGAGCTTAACCGACTATCTGATAGAGAACTAAAAGATATTGGGATTAGTCGAGGTGATATCGACAGGTTGATCTGGCTAGAAGAAGATAAAACGATGCGAGGACGTGGAAAAGATGAATAACTATCTACCAACAGATTACCAGACATTTATTGCTAAGTCACGTTATGCTAAATATTTTGATGGCAAGGGACGTGAAGACTGGTCAGAGACTGTAGAACGCTACATGGATAATGTTGTTCGCCCCAAGATAGGTGACGACTCATATGTCAACAGCATACGTGACGCCATCCTAAACCTTGAGGTTATGCCTTCTATGAGGGCAATGATGACTGCAGGTCCAGCCTTAGAGCGTGACAATACAGCAGGGTATAACTGTAGCTATTTACCCGTAGATGACCCTAAGTCCTTCGATGAAGCTATGTTCATTCTCCTCTGTGGTACTGGTGTCGGGTTCAGTGTCGAAAGACAATACATATCCAAACTCCCTGAGATACCTGAGTTGTTCGATAGTGAGACTATCATCGTAGTCAGAGATAGCAAGGAAGGTTGGGCTAAAGCATTTAGGCAACTTTTGGCACTCCTTTGGGCTGGTGAGATTCCACGGTGGGATGTATCTAAGGTTCGTCCTGCAGGGGCAAGGCTCAAGACTTTTGGTGGTAGAGCATCAGGCCCAGCGCCCCTAGTTGAACTATTCAACTTCACTGTACAGACATTCAAGAACGCAAAAGGGCGTAAGTTATCCAGCGTTGAATGTCACGACCTTATGTGTTTCATTGGTCAGATTGTTGTTGTAGGTGGTGTACGTAGGTCAGCAATGATCAGCCTATCCAACCTATCAGATGATCGTATGCGTCACGCTAAATCAGGTCAGTGGTGGGAAACTGCAGCGCATCGTGCCTTGGCTAACAACAGTGTTGCATATACTGAGCGTCCAGACATGGAAACATTTATGCGTGAATGGACCGCCCTAGTGGAAAGTAAGTCAGGTGAACGTGGAGTATTCAACCGTGAAGCATCTAAGAAACAAGCTGCAAAGAATGAAAGACGTGATCCTAACTACGATTTCGGAACAAACCCATGTTCGGAGATCATCTTGCGCCCGTATCAGTTCTGCAACCTTACAGAGTGTGTGGTACGTTCTACAGACAGTGTGGAAGACCTTGAGAGAAAAGTTAAGATTGCTACGATCCTTGGCACCATCCAAAGCTCTTATACGCACTTCCCCTATCTGCGAAAGGTGTGGCAGCGAAACACAGAAGAAGAGCGTTTGCTTGGTGTGTCACTCACAGGCATAATGGATAACCGCCTTCTGACCACAAAGAATAAAGGTCTGGACAAAACTTTGGAGCATCTTAGAAATGTCGCTATCTCTACTAATGCTGAATGGGCTAGTCGTCTTGACATACCGCCCTCTGCTGCGATTAGCTGCGTTAAACCATCAGGAACAGTCTCGCAGTTGGTTGACTCCGCAAGTGGCATCCACGCTCGTCATTCTCCATATTATATCCGTACTGTACGCGGGGATAATAAAGACCCACTGACACAATTTATGAAGGATCAAAAGATCCCACATGAACCATGTGTGTTTAAGGGCGATACAACAACAGTGTTTAGCTTCCCCATGAAATCACCCAATGGTGCAGTTACACGTAATGACATGACTGCCATTGAACAATTAGAAATGTGGTTGATATATCAGAGACATTGGTGTGAGCATAAGCCTAGCGTGACAATATCAGTACGTGATTCTGAGTGGATGGCTGTAGGGGCATTTGTGTATGAACACTTTGATGAAATGTCTGGTGTGTCATTCTTGCCACATACTGACCACTCTTATCAACAGGCACCCTATCAAGAGTGTGGTAAATCAGACTATGAAATGCTACTATCACTTATGCCAAAGAAGATTGATTGGTCTAAACTATCCGACTATGAGCAAGAGGACAACACAGTGAGTATGCAAACAATGGCCTGTTCTGGTGACGTATGTGAGATTGTAGACATCACATGAGAAAAAACGCAAAATCAGTTTATGAAGGCACTGCAGCAGAACAAGAGTTTATCTCCCTACGGGGGGATAATTTCATCCGTAAAGCAACAAAAGATGAGAATATCTTTGAGCATTGGGACATACTAGACAAAGAGTTTGGTCATGTTGATGTAAAAGCGGCAAAAAGAAAGTACAGGCATGGACCTGTTGACAACACAATTTGGTGGGAACTCAGAACCGTTAAGAGACCCCCAGAATGGAAATCGGTAGATGGTTGGGGTGTACCAAACGATATAGCAAGGTATATTGCAGTTAAGGCAGAAGACTTCTTTTATCTTGTAAACCCAGAGACTATCATAAACATTGTCAGGGACAAGTGTGTGGATTACTTTAGGGGAGAGTGGGGGTTGCATACCCGACCAAACAGAGGCGACCTTATGACCATTCTCCCCTTAGATTTTATACAAGAACATGCAAAATACGAGGTAAAACATGTCTGATGTTGTTAATCACCCACCACACTACGGCGAAGGTAAAATAGAGTGCATTGAATATCTAAAGGATAATATGGATGTTATGATGTTTATGGGCTATCTTGAAGGGAATATAAAAAAATACCTGCATCGCTACAGGTATAAGGGAAAACCACTAGAAGACTTAAAGAAGGCACAATGGTATCTAAATAGGCTAATAGAAGAGATGGAAGGAAGTTAAAATGTGGAGCGCAATACTACTTGTTTGTTTGAATGAGGGTTTATGTCAAGCCTCAATAGACCCTAGAGTACATCCTACAGAGGAAATGTGTCATCTGTCAGTGCAAGTAGGCGCTAAACATTTTTATGAACAGGGTTGGGTAGTGGCTGATTTTCGATGTATAAACTGGAGAGACAAAGATGAGGAAGCCTAATCCAATGGCTAAGGATCTCAGGCAACCTAAGTATAGGTCTAAGGTAGTTCCTGATAAGAAAAAGCCAAAACTATATCGTAAAGCTAAACACAAAAAAGGCCCCTTGCGGGGCCTCTCTTTTTATGTAAGCTCAAAATGTGGAGCGTCTATGAATGGTCTCTTACCCTGAGATCGTCTTAGGTCTACATAAGCGTTCATAGCATCTTCTGCAGTGTTGTTGTTTTCCCACCAAGAGGCTAGGTCATCTATATGCCATGCAGCCCCCCAACGCAAATTAGTAACACCTAGATCAGCAGCAGCTTCTGCCATAGCATCTGCAATTTCATCATAGAGATTAAGTTCCCAACGACCACCAGATCCAGCTACATAAGCCATAAGGTCTACAGCTTTACCTTCAAGGTGCTTACTCTTCATAGTCTGTGATGCACCTTTAGCAACTAGAGCTTCTTGCTCCTGTTTGGTTCTTCTACCACAAATTACTGAGAAGTCTTGTTTAGTGAGAGAAATGGCACGTTGCACAATATCTACAAGTGTTTCATTTACGCCTAGCAGCCTTTCTTCGCTTCTAGCGCCAAGTTTAAATGTCATCGGATTTCTTCCTTTGAAAGATTGAAGTGAATAGGTTCCCAAACCAGATTGCGATACTTGTTGGTGTTGGCAATAGCCACCCAAGCACAAGCAAGAGGATGACCCAGATTGGTATGTTTGTGTTTGATATCTTAATTGTCTCGACGTTTTCGGCCTCGACTTCTTTCTCTGTCGTAATGATGTCCCTACCAGCGTCTTGTCTATTTTGTTGTCCCACGGCTTGTTGTGTATTCTCTTTTCCTGCCAAGACATTTGCATTGACGGTAGGGCCTCCATTATTGCCTAAAGGGTTAAGATAAGATAGTGGTCCACAACTACTTAGAGCTAGAGTTGCTACCACCAGAAGGTGCTTTACCATTTACATATATTCCATAGAAACCTGCCCCAGCCCCCACGATTACACTAACGAATCCTGCTTGAGCGTTTGAGGGATCAGGCAGAGCCATAAACCAAGTTGTTGTGTTATAGAAAGCAATCCCGTAAAGTGTGAGGATCATGCGAGGCCATATACGCCATTTGTCTAACCATTCTGGTGTTATTTTCATGCTACTACAAAGTCCACTATTTGTGCTGGTTGATATTTAGCTTGATTATGCGGGTGGTATGCGTAGGCTGTTTCGTATTT